TACATCGCCTTCGATTGAAACTTCGATGTCCGAAGCGTCCGAAGCGTTTTCAGCGCTCGGGGCATCCTTCTCATCCGGGAATTGATATCCTGCATTACTTGTTGCCATAAGTCCTCCTTAAGCGTTGGTCAAGCCGCGTGGGTCTTCAACCACGGCTTCAACGGTGTCGTCATTGATGATGCGGAATTCCCGGTCGTGAATTTTCATACGGGTTCCGGCGTACGAGCGGGTCAGAACAAAATCGCCTTTTTTGCACCAAGGTCCGTTTGGAAACCTAGCAGCGTCTTTGTAAGCCAAATCGCCCAACTCACATACAAACAGCACTTGAGTGGTCAATTCTTCCCGGTTAACAGTTGTCTCAGCCTTAATCAGCCCACCTTCGTACTTAGCCTCAATGTGAGGGACCATACAAAGGATACGGTAGCCTTTTGGTTGAGGCAGTTGCTTTGCCTTTTCCTCTGCGCTTTGCTGCGTTGCATCAATATCAATGTCACTCATCCTGCTTCTCCAGTTCTTCTGCAAGGTCAATTAATTGCCGCTCTGCAGTAGCTAGACCCCGAATCACCCCACAGAGATACTGATACTCGTCATACGATTTGCACGCGCCGCTTGCTAGATCATCGGCGTAGTTGTTCATGTCAGTGCGCAGCTTGCTCCGAAGAGCATCTACGGGAATCATCACTTGCTACCCCCTTTCGGTTGTTGGTTCTGCATCATCTGCATACGTTGTTTGCTTATTTCTAAACCAGTACGCACACCATTCTGGTGGTCTTCACGTCGAGCAACTTCTTTGTCTTTCGCCATCTGCGCGCCTAAGCGCGTGCCTTCTAACTGTTGTTTCGCAGCAAACTCAGCTTGTTTCAGCTCCATCTCGTCTGCTTTAGTAGCAGCATCCACAGCCAGTTTCTTCTCCTTGATCTCCACTTCCTTGGCTTTCAGCTGCAGTTCTTGCATCTGCATCTGGATCAGTGGGTCTTGGGCGTTCTGCTGGGCTTGCTGTTGTGCAACCATCGCTTGGCTAGCAGCCAAGACTTGCGGAGCGGCTTCAGCCAGCATCTGTGACAGCTGATACTCCATCTCCGGTGGTAGACCTTCTTCTGAATTCGGCATCGGTACACCCAACGCCTGTGACATCTTGTTACGGTACGCGTAGCCAATGTGCTCCGCGATGTGCGCCTGCATAGCCCCCATGATCATCTGAGCCTGTGGGTTCTGCCCCATCAGCTTGGCAATCACCGGGTCCTGCATCGCAGACGTGTGCACCTTTATGTGCGACTCGTGGTCTTGGTACGCAAACGCCTTGACGGGCTTGCCAGCCAGCACGTTTTGGTTCTCCTGCACCGGATCAACCGGCTTCAAGTCTTTCTCCGTCGGCACAAGCTTGTCGATGTTCTTGATACCCAACACGTTCAACATCTGCCGATGCAGCTCTGGCAGGTCGTATATCTGGGGAGCCGTCTGCGCCAGCTGTAGCACTGCTTGATACTGCACCACCCGCTGACTCATGGTCGCGGCGTTTGGATCAGACACCGGGATGATCTCTACATGGCGGTAGTCCTCGTACTTGGCTTTGCGACCATTGGGCGCATCCACGTCGTACGGATACTCTTCGTTGGCCGGAGAGTCTTCGCGCACCAGCTCAGCAATCAGCTTCAACTCCTGCTTGAACGCAAAGTGCACACGCGCCTGCACAGCACTCATGACCTTGAGCGTGCGCTCCAGAATTGCCAGTGTGGAGCCAACCGGAGCTTGGTTGGACATGTCGCTGATTTTCATGTCTGCCGTAGAAGCAAACCGCCGACCCTCGTCCACAATCTTATCCAACAACCCCGCCAGAACCTGTGACGGCTCTTTATAGGGCAACGGCAGGATGTTGTCGCGCAACGATCCCGAACCAATATCTACATCGCGGAACTCTCCGGGGGAGATCGGAGTGTCGTCGCCCTTGATCCGCAGACCACGGGTCTTCAAGCCACCGGGCAGGTTAGATAGTGTGCCTGCATCCACCAGCTGACGAATGATGCTGGTTGCGCTCTTAGCAAAGCCACCGATCAGGTGGAACAACCCCAGACCGTATGCCCCAAAGCCGGGGATGTATTGATAGTGTATGTAGTGCAGCCGCTTTTGCTTGGTCTTGTCTTCTTCCTTCCAGTTACGGCGGATCGACAACACAGCGTTTAGCTGGTCTACATAAGTGACAATGTACGGCAGTGCTATCCCGGTTGGGTCACCGTCCTTATCCTTGTCCTCAAACCCCGGCAAGTCAAGGTCAACGCAGACTTCATAGATTACATAGCGTCCGTCGTTGTTGGCGGAATAGCCCATCTCCTCGTCTTTGCGCTTCTGAATCTCTGTAACCACCTTGGGCGGCTCGCCCAGCTCCACGTCACGCCAGAACCCGTCGTACTGCATGCGGGTGATCTCATTCTCAGAACGACGCATGCGGTGGGATATGCGTGGGCACGTCAGCAGCTCAGCCGTTCCGTACGGCAGAATAATGTCCTCAGCCGGTACAAACACCGAAGTCTGGCGGTCTAGCCCCGGATCACGGTAGACCTTCTTGAACGCCGAACCGCTGGCTGGCAAGCTCCACAGCATCCGCTCATGCTCAGGACGGAACTCGGTCATGTTCTCCGTCAACTGCCAGTTCAAATCTTCCGCCACACGCTCAGCGGCTTCTTCCTTCTCTTTAGTCTGTTTACCAACAATTTTTGTCTTGGCAGGTCCCATCGCTGGGAATGTCTCCATGATCGTCTCAGACTGGAACCGCACCACGGCTTCAGTAATCATGGGGTGGTACACACCGCAAGCTCCCGGCCACGGCTCAGTGCGCGTCTCGTACTTCAGACCCAGCAAGCCAATGCCTTCCTTGAGCATGTTCTCCCAGTCTTTGCGAGACATCAGGTCGTTCTTGACATCATCGGCCAGCTCGGAGACTAGCGTCTCTAGCTCACGCGCATCCATCTCTTCGGCAAGGTTAGCGCTAAATTCAATCGCATCGTCTTCGCCCGGACGGATACTGATCTCTAACCCGTCAGCATTGATGTTGACCTCTTCCGGATCAACGATCTCAATTTCTATCTCCGACTCATTCTCAGCCAGCGCTTCGATCCCCTCGGGGGCTTGGTACAGTGCCTTATCGACTGCCATCATCTTTTCCTTTTTGCTAAATTTGTTCCGGGGTTGTACGTAAAAGACGATGCAGGCATGCCTGTTCTTTTAGCCGCCCTGTCTTTAGCGCGTTCTTCGGCAGTCATGGCGTTGCGTATTGCACCACCTTTAGTAAATGTCTTTCCGTCAGCTTCCAAATGCCCACGCTTTTGCAACACTTCTATCGCTGCAGCTCGCGGGTCTTTAGGGGGATTGGTTTGCGTACGCATCTGCTCTGTCAAACGTTCAAGCATCTGCCCAGCCCCCATGTGCTTCTGCGTACTCATCAGTAGTATCCAGCGTGTCTCACGGACCTAAACAGCTTCGGCTCATCTTTCATGTCCGAGTCCAGTGAAATAAAGTTGCCCTGCCGGAACCGCAGCAAGGCTTGTGTTGTTGTGTCTACAAAGTCGTCGTGCTCACCGACTGGGAACGCAGCGATCTCCTCGATCACCTCCCGCGCCCACCGTGTATCCGGTGCCCATACCTTACCACTAGCGAACAAATCAGCCACAGCGTTTACCCGCACGTTCTTGTCGTTGCCTCGGCTGGGCGTGAACTCCTGCACTGGTATGCCCATGCGCCGAAACTCTTGGATCAACGGCGCTCCCGCCGCCTTCTTCTCAACGATGAACGCATCCGGGTCCCACTCCATGTAGCTCTTGTACGCCTGCTGCTTTAGCTCTGGAAACTCCCAACGATTCTTGAACGCATCGAGCAGTATCAAGTGCGGACTGTCGTTGTCCTCTTCGTTGTACCACACGCCCCATGTAGTACAGGCGCTGTAGTCGTTCGTGCTCTTGGTGTCGTGCGCGGTGTCCCACGACTGAATTATGAACTCACACGTGGGCGGTTCTTCCGGCTCCCACACCTGCCAATACTCACGCTTGATGACAGCAATACTGTCTGATGTCGGCTCCTGCTGGTACTGGGCGTTCCAAAAGCGCGGATTAATCGTCGCCTTTGTCTTCATCAACTCTTCCAGCGGCCACTTCTCTGGCCACAACGGATTGCCCGAGGGCAGAATCGCCGGAAACTCCACCACCTCCCACTGATCCGCATCGGGGTTACGTGCTTGGTAGTCCACCATTTTCGCTGTCAGATCAAGCTGACCCCAGCGTGTCATCACCACAATGACCGAACCGCCCCACATCAAGCGCTGCCGAGGGCCAGTCTGATACCAATTCCACGCCTGCTCAAACGGCAGCTTTGACCCGCTCTTCAAGTCCTGTTCCGAATGAGGATCGTCGATCACCAGCAAGTTAGCGCCTCGACCAGCCAGCGCACCGCCCACACCGACTGCGTAGTACTTGCCGCCCTTGCTGGTGTTCCAGCTACCCGCCCCTTTTTTGTCCTCCGCCAGCTTTGTGTTGGGGAAAATCTCAGCGTATTCGGGCGATGCAATTAGGTTTCTGACCCTGCCGCCAAAGTCCTCCGACAGCGACGCCGTGTGCGTTG